TCCGGTGTTTCCACTGCTGCCGCTTGTGCCACTGCTGCCGTCTGTTCCACTGGCACCACTACTTCCGTTGGCTCCGCTGGTTCCACTGCTGCCGTCTGTTCCACTGGCACCACTACTTCCGTTGGCACCACTTGTTCCACTTGTTCCACTATAACTCAAAGCATAACTTGCTGTGATAGCATAACTTGATGAAGCATATGCAAAGCCGCTCACGGTCAAATCTCCATTAATTTCGGCATTTCCATTTACAATCAATCCATTAGAAGCTATAAATGCGTTTGGTATCATACAGCCATCTTTATATATTTAAGTGTCCATGTTCCAGATAAAGGAGTAGCCAACAAGTGTATGCTACCACCCACATTATTTACAGACAATGATACTGGCACATATCCAATTTGACTTACTTCTGTTACATAAAAACTGGAAGACACATTGTTCCAACTTGACATAACTTCATTAACTTTGATGTCAGATCCATTAGAAATAGAAACCAACCATCTTGCTGCATTTCCATCACCAATCAATTGAGAATCTATATCAGCAGAACCAGAAATTGTTACAGAGTTTGCGGTGAATGATCCAGTAGCTCCACCATTATCGCCGCCACCAACAATATTCAATACTTCCAATGTACTGTTTTGATTTATAATATTATAAGTTATGGTTGGTGATATCACAGCCGGAATTGTATTACCATCATTAATAGAAACAGATGAACCAACCACCCTTTCGGCTGTTCCATTCACAATCTTTTCATGAACATCAAATACAACTTTTCTTGGTGTAAATGCTTTTTGTGTAGTAGTTTTATAATTCTCAAATTTTTCCGGAAGCAGATATGCATTACATATTAAGCCAAAAGTAGCTTTGACAATTCTGTCTTGACCAGCATCATTTGTTGTTTCAAAATTATAATCGCTGATGCTTGTTCTGAATTTAAATCTATTTTTATCTCCCCAGTAATCTTCAGTAGCAAAATTTATTGCTTCTATGACTGAGTTGCATTGTTCAACCAATTCTGTCCAGATGATAAATTCGTAATTTATTATCACATGATCTGGCATTGCCACACTATAAATTTCTTTTCGTGGCGCAAATCCGTTCATTACTGAAAATTTGTCATATTTATTTTTTTCGCTGAACTTTCTCATCACTGGATATTGAAGATAGCGATTTAATGTTATCAAATTGTCGTTTCTTTGCACAGTGCTGCGACGAAATGCAATAGCAGGAGTTTGTACTTTTCCATTTTTGTCGCGAAGTGAGCCATCTTTGCGAATAGCTTTCCAGCGTTCCGGAGAAGCATAATTTATAGGAACTTTTATCTGTCTGCCAGAATCTACTATCGTTGGACTTATAACATTGTCCATATGACCAAGTATGGCCGCATCAATATCTATGAGTTTGATGGCAAAATCTTTTCTATCATCAGTGTCTCTTCGAATATTATGTTCTCTGCCACGATTTGCTTCTGGACCAAATATAGGTGGTCCGGAAATTGATGAAACTTCCTGTTTCTTGTCCGACATTTCTGGACCAGAACTTACTTTGTTCGGTGGTCTATTTAGTATCGGTTTAACTGTTGGTCCACGCCATGCCATAAATATTAATTATTTCTCTCCATTATATTGAGTGATGTATATTTTGTGTAGTGAGTATTGCAAATAATGCTATGACTCTTTTCAGCCTGGCCGCCAAGTAGTTGTTCTTGTATTACATTATCAATTTCATAATATCTATCATTCCAAGATACTACGTCGCCAATTTCTGGATAAAATTCTAATTGACGCAGCATTTTTTCACGCATTTTGAATATATGATCTTGATTACGACTTGGTCCAAAGTCGTCCATCTCAGCAGTCATTTCAGATCTTTCTATAAGTGCAGATATCTGAATAGCTGGAAAATACCATTTACCAGTTTCTGCGGCAGTTTCACCATATATATTTGTTTTTGTTTCATTTGGTGCAATTTTAAATATCTGAATTAGATTTTCAATAATATCGCCCATGAGTTCACCGTTGAACTGTGCAATCAAGTTTAAATCTCTCTGTGAGAAATATCTACCTCTTAATCCCATATAAGACCCTTCATTTGTTCTGTTGTAATAGGCTCATCTTCTCGGATGCGAATTATTTTGATTCCTTTTTTAAGTGCCATTTCATTCTTCAACTTATCAACCACAATACTTCTTTTTTGAAATGGATATTTACACGCCGCTTCATTCTTTGGATGCCAAAATGCTCCGTCAAATTCAAATAAAATATTTTCATCTGGTAAATAAGCATCATAAAATCTACCACCCATTGGATATTGCGGAACATAATAAACTCCAATTTCTTTGAGCATAGCGTAATATTTTATTTCAAGAGATGTAAAGTTTGCACTTGGCTTTAATGTTTTTTTTATACCAACATGCTTGAGATGTCTTCGTTCATTTTTAGAAAATATCTGATCTAATATAGAAAAAGGTTTCATTTTTTAACCAATATAAATTCCCATTGGAACACGCGTAAGTGTTTCTTGAATTTGTCGAGACTCTTCTGCACGCAATTCCATTTGAGCTTTGCGACCTGTTGCTTCCAAATTTTCTCTCAACTGTGTAATCAAATCTGTTTTTTCAGCAGATGCTTCTTGTCTCAATTCGGCACCATCCAATGTAACTTCCGCACCAGGTATTGGAATGGTTGAATATTTTTGACGAACACTTCCCAGCAGTTCTTTGCACAATGCTAAAAAGTATTTACGAATCCATTGCTTGCCAACACTGTTGATGCCACTGTATGGAATATTATTATACGGAACATTACTATAATCACCAATAGTATTTGAGCCAATATACGATCCACTTGAATTGTAAAATGAACCGGAGTTATAAATGCCCTGACTATCTCTGTCTTTAACAAGCAGATATTCAAAATACATCTTAAAATCATATGTAGGAATTGGAAATATTTTAACTTTATTATTTACAAGTTCAAATCCATATCCGGATTTACGTACCAAGTCATTGAATTCAATTGCTTGCATACGCAGCAAGTCTTCAAAGATTGGAGTCATCAAAAATTGAGTAGCGGGAGAATAACCAGCAAATCCCATTTCATTAAGAACATTACTATAGCTCATGCCCGTCATGCTGAATGGATCATATATACGAGCAGCCGCCGGGGGAGCATTGTGAAAAATTCTGCGAATTTCAATTCTATCAAAACTTTCACTCACATCTCCCCACAATGCTTGCAGGTCATATGATTGTTGTCCTTGTTGCACATGAACATAACCTTTTTTCCAATCAACATTTCCACCCACACCAAATTCCGTTCCATAACCTTGTGCGAGTTTGATTAGATGTGGCAATCCACTGCCAGCAACATTTGTTTGAGTAAGATTTACATTTGCATTACTGCCCTGTAATACACCAATATTATTACGAATATTAAATTGATTTACTTGTGCGCCATATTCATTCACAGCTTCTTCAAAACATGCATAAAAATTTACATCTATCATTTCAATATCAACAATAGGATAGCCCAAACGAGTTGCTGCCCATTTTGCAGCATTTGGTGCTTCTGTTTTGAACTGCACATCGGTTTCATAAAAACCAAATGGAGTGCTTCCGGTTGTGATAGCGGAACCAGAACCGGGCCAGCGGTTTCTATCTTGGTCAATATTGTAATTAATCGATGTATCTGCCATATTATATAAATATGTAGATGCTGTGTGTTTGTGCCGCAATATTTATTATAGAAGGATAATAACCGTCTGGCTTATATTTATAATATATGAGTATAATAAAGCTGAGAGATTTGTTGCATGAAATTCAATTAAAAGAAGCCATGGCAGACCAACCGCCCCCAGTAACGTTTGTTATGCCACCAGCACAACATGCATATGCACAGCCAGCGGGGGATGGCGCAGGAAAGCCATATACTCAGCATAATATTGATTTCAGTGACACTGGTGACACAGGCAACTTAAATACTCGTGTTGTGAATATAATCAAACAATTTGAAAACAACATCAACAATCCAAAGGGTGGATATAACAAGGCCAAGAAATTATGGTTTCCACATAAAAGTGTTGAAGGCGGCAGTGACACAATTGCTTATGGTCACAAAATTCAACCAAATGAAGATTTTAGCAAAGGTATAACTGACGATGATGCATTAAAATTACTTGAAAAAGACGCCGGTAAAAAGATTGATGTTGCCAAAAAACATATAGAAAAATTTGATAGTATGCCATTGACTGTAAGAATTGCAACAATCAATGCATTATATCGTGGTGACATGGGACCAAAAACAATAAAGTTGTTGAACCAAAACAAGTTTGCTGATGCTGCAAAGGAATATTTAAACCACAGAGAATATCGCAGCACAAACAATCGTGGTGTAAAAAAACGTATGGACTGGAACGCTGCGGTATTTAAAGCAGCTGGTTAAATTATTTCTTTGTTAAGCTAGACCAATCTTTTTGATCTGCTTTTGACTTTTCCAATTCATTTTGTTGTTTTTCTGACAATTTTGGATTGAAATTTATTTCAGTCTTGACTTCTATCTCTGATATGGATACAATATATTTATGAAGGTCTTCAACGGGCAGTGGAGCATTGGGAAACATAAATGCAATAGCTTTATTTGACTTTGCATCTACAATAACTTTCCACATATAATCTGGAATACCAACTTTGTTATTACCAATTTCTTTATATCCTTTGTTATAAAATGTGCCAGTTATAACATATACATCTTTGCCTTCAATTACCCAATTTCTGACAGCAGTTTCCAATTGTTTCCAAATTCCTCTATTATGATTAGGAACTTGAGGAACCATATTAGAAAGAAAGAAACTTTCACTCATAACATCATCATTTTGAGTATTGTCTCCAGCGGGCACAAGATGACCACGATCAAATGGATTTCCAGCATAATCACTTAATAATGATTGATGTTGTTTTGCTATTTCTGGATCTGGTCTAAAATCATCTTTACGTTTTGATTTTCCATTGATCTTTTCAAGTGTTGGATGTTCTACAACATACTCAGCTGTTTTGGTATCATAACGATAATGTATAGCATAATTCTTTTTGATTATATACTGAGTATCTTTTACAATTTTGCTGATTGGCGCACCATTCACAACAAATTGAGATGCCTTATCATCAATTGGATTGGCAACCAAAACAGTAACCAATGTTAACAAACACAATGAATAGTAATATATTTTCTTCATAAGCATGGTATAATATATATTATATATACGGTATAAGTTATGCTATGATATATTCATTTCATATTTTAGATGACCACAATCCCATATACGATCATATCTTAATTTTCTCATTATTTCTGGTTCTGTCATAGATTCTGGCAATCCATATTTTGCTCCTTGATGTGGAATAATTATTCACACAAACAGAAAAAACGCAAAATAAATAAACAAAAAAAGACCGCCCGAAAGGGCGGTCTTTTTATAAAATCTCTTTTTAAGAGATGAACTATTAAACTTCGTTGAGGTTGCCGATGATGATTTTGCCGTAAAACTCAGGTCTTATCATCTTCTTGGCATAACGTGTCATTACGCCACGACGTGGTGTAAAGTTCACTGGGTCATACACCAACGGTGTTTGAATCAGTGGGATGTATGGAGCGTACACAGCGCCGGTTTCTAGGAAGTTTGTTCCACGGAAACCTACCAACATAACATTGTCTGTCATGTATGGGTTCTTGTATACTGTCCAACGGTTGCTCAGAGCGCCAACTTTGGCCACACCCATTGCGAACTTGGCTTGGTCGCCGTCCGTGTTGGTGCTGAAGCCTGGAATGGATTCAATGATTGTAGCAACGTCTGGTGAGCAAACTAGGAAGTTTGCACCGCCGCGCAGTGTCAATTGGTGAATCTTGTTCGAGACCTTTTGGATCTTGTTGCCCAAGGTTTGGAACCATGTGCTCTTGACATATGCAGTGCGGTTGGCAGCTGTGTCCTTGAACAGACGGGTTGTCACGTCATATTCAGATCCAATGCGTGCAGACCAGAAGTCGGTTGTGGTCGCCGGAGCATTGGTGATCAACATGTCAAGGATTTCTAGGTCGATTTCCATTGAAACATATTCCGATAGAAGAGCCGTCAATTCGGCTTCAGCATCGATGCTGTGGTATGCATTCAAGTCTTGGGCCAATTCTGGTGTCCAGACGGCTTTCAGCTTGCGGGTCTTAGCTACAATAGCTTCGCTCTTCAGTTCCAAGTTAACTTCTGGAATTCCGATGTCGTCTGCAACACCTGTGGTGTTTGGCAATCCGTCACCTTTATCTTCGAAGTCGCCACGACTTGCGTCGCCCGGTTGTTTGTGATATCCAACTAGAGAGTTTCCACTGATGGCTGATCCAGAAACGTAAAAGATTACGCTTGTACCAGAAACTCGTGTAAACGCAGGATAGAAATCGACGATGCCCGAACCAGAAACGGTAAACGCACGAGCGCCATTGGCGTCGAAATTTGTTCCACTCAACGATACAGTAACGGATTGGATTCCGCCGTTTGACAATGAAGCACTCAGTTCTTCAGTGAAGTTGATGTTTTCCCAAGTTGGAGCATTTGCTGTGCTAAGAGAACCTGTGACCATAGCTGGTGTTGCGAGAACATCATTGATGGTGTAACCGAAACGACCTTGGCCATATAGACCGTTGGTTGCGCTGTCGGTAGAACCCAATTTAGTACCTGTTCCACCGAACAAAGAATTGTCCTTGAAACTTGGCTTGCCAGATTGGCCAGAACCATACTTGAAGTCCAGATAGAACACCAGACCAGAAGGAAGATTCATTGGTTGAACCGACACGAATTCCTTCGCGGCGATTTCTGCGAAAACACGACGAACTAGTGGGAGAGCAACGCCAGCCCATTGTTCGGAGTTCGATGAAGTACCCGTGCGGGTTGCTTCGTCGATCAGTTGTTTTGCTTGATTTTCCAGAAGGATGGACATGTGTGACTTTTCCATGTCGCTCTTGATGCCTTCTAGAAGTCCGGTCTTTTCCCACTTGGAGACAAGACCGCGAGTTTCGGTCATGAGCTTAACCATTGGATTGGTTGTCTCAGTTAGTAATGATTTAATTGACATAATATTATCCTGTAATTTTTGTTGTTGATTTTTTAACTGCGAATACCCGCCAACTTCTTAAAGCGGTTGGCCATTTCGGCACCTTCTGTAAGAACTATTGGTTTTGTAGGCTTTGTTGATGCAATTGGTTTGCTGGCAAGTCCTTCGGTGATGGTTTTGACTGTACCAGACATTTGCTTCTTTACAGGAGCAGCTTGTACGGTCTTTTTTCCACCGAAATTAAATGATTCGGCCAGTGTAGCATAAACAAGCTTTGCTTCACGAATTGATTTCGTGAGATCAAAGCTTTCGATTACTTTCATTTTTTGCTCATTGTTTAGGCTGGTCTGTTTGAACAATTTGTTCGTGTAGAGAAGCTTTGCATTGAGCAGGTTCACTTCATTGATCTGGGTCCGTAGATATTCGACTGCGCTACGGTATTCTGCTAGTTCCTTTTTCAACGAAATATTTTCTTTGACGGTTTCTTTTTCTTCATCGTCGTCTTTTGATTTACCAGCTTTCTTAGCTTGGTAATCGGCCAGACCTTTTGGAAGTTTGCCTTCTTCGATTTCCTCGTCATCGGCATCTTCGTCCGTTTCGGATAGAAGTTCGTTCAGGTCAATTTCTTCTTCGGCTCCTGTTTCGTGGGCTTCTGGGGTTTCTGCACCGTGCATTTCTTGCATGCCATTATCGTTATTTAAGCCGTCTTCCAATTCCTTTAGGATTTCATCCAAAGAAGCTTCATCAACTTCTTCGTTTTCCTTCAAGGCTGCTGTGTCATTGTCATATCCACCGTTGGATACTTCATTTCCTTGACCTTGTGGATCATCAGTCTTGTGACCAGTTGTGGTCTTGGTGTAGTCTGAAGACGCTTTTGCGTTTTTCTTGGTAGCTGATAAAGAACCCTTGGTTCCGCCGATTGCGGTTCCAACTGACTTTACCATATTTTTACCCGGATCTTCGGTATTGTGACCCTTGGTGGTCTTCTTGTAATCACCAGAAGCCTTTTCGCCTTCAGCCATATATCCAGCGTCTTCGCCAATTTCGCCTTCAAGTTCGGACAATTCAGCTTCGTCACCAACAGGTGTGGACGACATCTCAGCCGATGGTTCTTCAACTGGAGCACCCATAGCTGCGTCTTGAGCAGCATCGGCGTGACCTTCTGGTGCGCCGCCCGCTGCCATAGCCATATCTTGCGCGGCATCGGCGTGAACTTCACCACCACCCATATCGTCGGTTGGCAATGGAGCTTCCGGTGCTGGGGCTTGTGTGGTTTCGGGAGCTTCTTCGTCCCCTTCAATTTCTTGCTTTAGCTTTTCAGCTAGCATGCTTTGTATTTTTGGTGTGAATGCTTCTTCCAATGCAGCTTTGGCATTGGCTAGGGCAGTAGCACGCACCGCTTTTGCGTCTGCGATAGCTTGTTTTAATAGATCTGACATAATAGTTTTTATCTTTTTGGTTGATGAAACTATTAGAGTTTCAAGATGGTTGTTATTATCTTCGCATCAAAGAATGACGCATTTTATAATAAATAAATATATAGATATGTACGAAAAATATAAATTATTTACTTATTTTATAATTTATTCAGCCTTTTTAATTTTGGAAATTGCAGGTGCAAGTCCCTCATTGAGATCATTAATCTCAAAATAACGACCCAGTAAATGCCCACCATCTTCATACAAAGACTCCATGCGCTGCTGCATAACATGTGCATCTTTGGCCAACTTATTAAATTCTTCCGAAACTTTGCGAAGTTGTTTCATATTTTCAGAAACAGTTCGTTTATCAAACCAATCCTCGGTTTCTGTCATAGTAAATTTTTCAGCAGATTCTGTAATTTTTGCCAGAGTGTGCGCAATTTCCATTAAATTATATTCGCGGCGAAGTTGACCACCATATTCATTATATCGACCAATGGACTCAAGTGCGACTTTCTTCTCTTCATTACTCCATTCGGTTTCTTGATGAACACTATTTGATTGCTCGTCAGCAATTCTTTCAATTAAATATTTGAGTTTGAGTGTATTCATAATTATATATTATTCAGGAACTTCTTCTGTATTTTCGGGAGTTTCTTCAGCCAATGATTCCATCTTTTCAATTAGTTCTGGCATGCCATCAACTGTCATATGAAGCGCAGAGTCTGCTTTGAATGCATCAACATCTTTTTTTGTTTTGATATTGAGCCCAGCCATCATCTCTGGAACAATAGCATCAAGAGTATTTTTCATAACCGCCGGTGCTACAAGTTTGTTTAATAAAAATGTTATTCCACCTTGAGATGCAAGTCTTATATATCCATGTTTTTTAAGCTCTTTTTCAGCGGCGGAAGTTTCGGCTTTTGATTTTTCAAGTTCGGCCTTTGCCTTTGTTGCGTCCTGCTTTGCTTTTTCAACATCTTCTGGGGAAGTATCGTCAACTGGCTTCTCGGATGGTTCTGCAACAGGATTTGGTTTTTTTTCAATTCCACCGGACTTTTTGTTCAATGGCGGCAGAGATTTCTTGGAATCTTGGTCGCCAGCCGGTGCTTCATCTTTACCTCCTAGTGGTGGTAATCCGCCAGCATCTTCTTCACCAGCATCATCTGCTGGATTCTTTTTTTCATCACCTTCTTTTTTCAAAGTTTTCTTTGCAACTTTTTTATTTTTCTTGGCTTCTTCAAGAATATTCCAATCAACGCCTGTTATACGACCTTGAGTAGCTTTTTGAGATATACCAGAGATAAGTTGTTTTAGAAATGGATTTGTGATTTTGTTGCTCATATTGTTATAAATATATATCAATTTATGTAAATTGTGTAAAATTAGTTTCTTGGTTCCCAATAACGACCTTTTCCAAATATTCTTTCAGCAGAACTAACTACGCTTTTTTCACGGTCACTTGCAACGGAAACAACTCGTGGATCAAACCGGTGCTTGTATCCCCATTTGCCACTCTTGAATTGAGTCAAACCATATTGTGTAGCAATTGATTCTTTACCAGACGGAACATTGAAGAATGTAATACCAGCCATCTTCGGTTTGTTGGAGTATTGTCCTCGTTCTTCTCTGTCTTCTTTATCATATGCAGAACTGCCAAGTTTTTCTTCTTCACCTTCTTGCATATACAATTGATCATCTTGAATTTTTTCATGGACCAATTCATTATTTTGATCATCCAACTCTTCAATTTCTTTATCGCTGAGTGGTGTACCATCCATATAATTTGCAGCAGAAATATAAGCATCAGAAAAATCTGGATAATCTCTACGATCAACTCCGTCAATTTCAATTGATTTTTCATCAACTTCTTTGCCATTTAGCATAAGAGGTGTTGATTTATTTTCTTTGATCATCTTCTTTGCGATGTTGGAAAGATTGCGACCCTCATACATGTCATCGCCATCGCCATATTTTTTTTCTAAAACATCAACTACTTTATAGAACAAATTTTCTTGTTTTTTGTTTCCCATTGAATTCCAAAATGCTTGAAGCTTTTTGTTTTTTGGATCGTTTATGACAAATTCTTCGAAGTCATCATAAGATATGTTTTCTGGAGAATCTACATCAACATAGTTCATCCAATCTTCTGCTTTTTTTGCAAGAGATTTTATCAACTTGGCTTCATTACCACCAGCAGGAGCCTTGGTTGGAGTTGCCGTTTTTGATGAAAGTTTGTAATTTACTGGAGTTGGTTGGTCGTCACCGTAATAATCTGGGTCTGCTTTCAGTGCCTTATTATACAAATATGTTGACACCATATCATGTATTTCGTTCTTCTGCTTGCTGCTCAACTTGTTCCAAAAATTTAGAATCTTCTTGTTGTTGGAATCTTCAATTGCAGATTGTAGACCGGAAATATCAATGTCGTGTGCAGCATCAAGACCAATCATATCTTGGTACTTGGTGGCCTCTCTAGCAAGATATTGCACAATCTTTTTGATTGCTGTTTCGTTTGGTATTGTTGCTTCGTTCATAATTTTTTAACGGGTTTCTGATAATATATCACGAATGATATTTTCAATTTTTAGATATTTGTTGATGTCTTTGCGATCTTGATTGCCGCCAATCAATTGTTTTTCACGATTGATGCCTTCGGCAAGATTCATATAAGCACCGCGTGTGCTTGGTGAAGATACAAGGTCAAAGCACAATAGTTCAAAGTCGTCTTGTACTTCAACAGTGTTTTCATTCACATTGCGAACACTTCCCAAACCGCGACTGCTAATACCAATGCGAATATTGTTTCTAATCAAATCTCTTGCAATATTACCACTTGGTGTAGTTAGAATTTCAATTGTACCAACCACAGTATCACCTTCCCAGTGACATTCTGTGACATTGTGGCATACATTCTTTAGATTGATGATACTGGATTCTGGATGATCAAGTTCACCCAGAGCACGACGTTCTTTGATGATTTGTTGATATTTTTCAACTTCACGCTCTAATACTTCGCGTGGATATACACGACCATTATGATTCTTTTCACCGGCTTTTTGTAATGGACCTTTGAGAACCAATGGACCACCAGTATTTGCTTTTGCTTCTGTAAGCATCTGCGGAGTAATATCAAATGGTATAAAATCTACTAATAGTTGTTTGCTCATATTATTTACTTTGTATAATGTTTCGTTTAGAAGCAATACCCATGGTTTGTGGATATTGAATACCACCAACTTGACCACGAGTCAAACTTGCTGGAGCTTGTGATTTTGCTTGAGGAGCATCATTTACTTGTATTTGTGAATCATCCAAATAATATTCATTTTCTGATTCATTGCCTTCTTTTCCGATGAATACAATATAATATTTGTCTTTCATATAACGAACCTCAATGTTATTGACATAAACGTTATATTCTTTTTCAATTTGACCAACACTGCCTTTGGATGCTTTTACAACTGCATTCTTTTTTAGAAATGATTTCTTTAGTTCATCGGCCAGTTTTTTTACAGCAGCATCTTCTTGCTTTTCCAATTCCGTCTTGAAGTTCTTGAACTGATTTGAAATGTCAATCATTTTGGCATTTGGTGTAGCAGGAGGCGTGACCGCAGTTGGCGCACGGCCAGTTGACATAGCACCAGCAGCAGATGGATTGTTGCCCCATGTGTCTTCTTTGATAATCTTTTTAGCAATGTCTGTTAGATTCATAAATTTTATTTTTTTCCCATTCTGTTGATTCTTTTGGCAATTTCTTTCAATCGACCGTGAATTTCTTTCATGTCTGGTTGAGTACGTGCCCACAAACTTGTGGCTGGAACATCTGCTTCTGTCTTTAGACGTTCGCAGATGTTTAATAGATATTCAACTTCACCAAGCATCTTCTTTGCTTGATTGATGCCATATGAAATTTTGGCATGATTTTTCATCATATCACTATCTTTAAAATTACGATAGCGGCTGCGACCTTCCATAATACCAATATCACGACGCAATGTTAGTGTTTCACCTTCGCCAACTGTTGTATCATCTGTGTCTTCTTTGCCTACAACTTTGCCACCTGGCATACTATGTTCAGCAGATTTCTTTTTGCTTTTGTGACCACGAAATGCTGCTGGTGTTTGATAACCAGCAACAGCACCCGTTGATGTCATTTCTTCAATGACTT